ACCGCATGTACAAAGGTTTTTGGTGTCCTGACGGAGTAGATAGCGGGATTTACTCTGAGGCAGACCTCATCCGTGGGGTCGCCTCCCAGCAGGCTCGATTTGACAAAACTCCCGTCACAGTGGCCGCCATAGACCCATCTTTCACTAATGGAGGAGATAGATCTATCGTGTACTTTGGGTTATTGGGCGAGGAGGATGGAGTTCAAGTTCTGCAGTTCAGCGACTATAAGGTGTTGAGCGAGGATATTAATGACAAGAACACCCCTAGGTCGGTTCAGATTGCCCGACAGTTTAGGGGAGCATGTCAGGAAAAGGGGGTTCTTCCAGAAAATGCGGCTTGTGACGCTACGGGGGCGGGAGGCCCCTTCCACGATATACTGAGCGTAGAGTGGTCTGATAGGGTGCTTCCCGTGAACTTCGCAGGAAAAGCTTCAGACCGCCCCGTGTCCGCCACGGACAGAACTCCGGGGTGTGACCGGTATGCTAATAGAATGTCGGAGATCTGGTATCAGGGACAGGAGTTACTTCGTTCTCACCAGTTACGGGGGATTGGTAACGACCTAGCCCGGGAAATGGTGGGAAGGAAGTATGAGACGCGGGGAACTAACGTAAAGATTAAGGTGGAGTCGAAGATAGATTTCAAGGCCCGTGTGGGACGCTCCCCGGATATAGCTGATGCAGCTTTTATCTTAGTGGATTTGTGCCGCAGTCGCCATGGGTTTATGGGAGGAGAACGTTTTTCAGTCAATAAAGAGAGGCAGAAGTCGTGGGCGGCTAAAATGAAGTCTTTTGATGTTACCGCAGCCTCCCACAGAACTCTCCTTGATACCTAGGGTTCAACGTGGCAAATTAGTAGATTATCATGGCATCCGGGCTAGAAGAATTCTCCGACCTTCCTTTACAGACTATTAAAGAGTCTGGGGCAGCACCCAAATCTCGACTTAAGGACGTTAAAGCTGCTAACGAGATATATGAAAATTTACGAGATGGAGACGAACTTTCCGCGACAAACCGTTCTCGGGTGCAGGCCATGTTTGACGGCACACCTCCGTATTCAGACACGGCTCTTAGGAATTCCGGTCAGGCCTTTCGGTGTAACTTAAACTTCGGGGAAGCAGAAAAGTTTCTTGAGGCGGCACTGTCAGCTTATGTAGATTTGATTAACTCCGTGGAGACGTTGGTCCGAATGGAGACTACTTTCGGAGAGCCTAAGCAGAGGATTGAATGGAACCGTATTATATCAGAAGAATATTCTTTTCAGTTACGCAAGTGGCCTAGGTTTAATTACGAGTACTTAAACTTGTGTAACCATTTTGTCGGCCACGGGGTTGGAATTAATTATTTTGAGGACGAGCGGACATGGCACTGGAGGTCTACAGGTTTGGGGGATGTTTTAATACCTCGACAGACCCAAGCCACTGAAGGCTCTTTGGAAGTCGTTGCAGCTCGACGATCCATGATGGTCAATGATCTTTATAAGTATATAGAGGATCCTAAGATTGCCGAAGAGTTGGGGTGGAACGTCAAGGAGGTTCGCAAAGCTATAATGAAAGCGGCTTCTACCATCACACCCCTAGATGACTGGGAGAAGTTACAGGCTGAGGTCAAGAACAACGATCTTTGGGCGGGAGCTAAAGCCGCGAGGGTTAGTTTAGTACACCTATGGGTTAAGGAGTTTGATGGATCTGTCTCCCACTTTATAAACCTCCGGGACGGGGATAATAAGGAGTTCCTCTATAAGAGGGTAGGTCGATATAAAAGTATTAACCAAGCTTTTACCTTTTTCACGTATGGCATAGGAACCAACGGCACTTACCACAGTATCCGGGGATTGGGCTTTAAGTTATACCACCACTTACAGGTTAGTAACCGCATTAGGTCGCAGGCAATAGATAATGCCATGCTTGCAGGAGCCCCTATGGTTCAGCCCGAGGATGAAAGAACCTTGGAGAACTTTGCCTTTAACTATTTTGGTCCCTTTGCAATACTTCCGCCTAACATGAAGTTTGTGGACAGGGCATCTCCCAACGTGTCCCAGACCATGATGCCCGTGCTCAGTGACATGACACAACAGGTGCAGGAACGTGCGGGACAGTATTCTACAGCTTCTACTTTTGGTAAGGGGGACCGCAGAACGCGGTTTGAGGTGGCCGCCCACTTGGAAGAAGCCGCCAAGTTAAACGTCACCGCGTTGAATTTATTTTATAATCCTTGGGATAGGTTTCACCAAGAAGTGGCGCGGCGTTTCTTCAGACCGGACTACACTGCCAACGAGAATGGGGGAGAGGCCGTTATGGAGTTCCGCGGTAGGTGCCTCTCCCGGGGGGTTCCACCAGAAGCTCTGATGTTTATGGACTTAAGCAAGACCCGCTCAGTAAGAGCCGTGGGGAGTGGATCTCAAGCCAAGAGAGCGGTTAGTCTTCAGCAGTTGAATGAGTTAGCAGGTACTTTCGATGAGGAAGGACGACATAATCTGTTCCGGGATCAAGTGGCAGCTCTGGTCGGGCACGAGGCCGCCGACCGTTATATTCCAGCGCGTCCAGACAGGCGCATCCCCATTGACGCCAAGGTAGCCCAGCTAGAGACAGAGCATTTGATTGAGGGCAGGGAGATACAGGTGTTCCCGAATGAAATGCATACTATCCACCTCGATGTTCACCTCCCTATCATAGAGCAAGCATTTGAGGCGGTTGAGAGGGGAGAAGTGGAGCTTGAGGAGGCCGCATTAAAGTCTATAAACCTGTTCCAGCATTCAGTGGCGCATTTAGAGCACGTTCAGCAGGATCCGACCATAGCCGAGAAAGTTACCCAGTATAATCAAAGACTGCAGCAGGTATCCGAGCTTATCATTAATGGACAGCGTAAGTTAGCCAAGCTTCAACGGGACGCGGAAGAGGCCGCAGTTGAGGGGGAAGGGGCCCCGGAGGAGGGAGGCCAACCACAGGTTACCCCTGAGCAACAAGAAAAATTGATTGAACATCGGCTAAAATTGCAGATGATGCAGGAGAAGCATCAGACAGAGATGATGATTAAACTGCAGAAGGCCGAGCAAGATCGTCAGTTATCTGACGCCAAAGCGGCCACAGATATACGAAAATTATTGTGAATGATGTCTTGGATAGCTGGAGAGGCGATGAAGGATCTCGCGCTCATTGGCAACAATTTGTTTTAACCCCCGAGTTTGAGCGGGGTATTCGGGTTCTGGAATCGCAGGCTATCCCCGTAGTAATTATGGGGGAGTCCGTGGAACAGACAGCCAAGAGGCAGTCTTTCCAAGCTGGGTTTCACACTGCTTTACATTTAATTAGAAGACTTCCAACCCTGCACCACAAGAAAGTACAGGAACAGTTACCCGAGTGGGATCACATAGAACCAATAGAATCAGATGAGTGAAGAAGCAGTAGCCACAGAAGCAGTAGCCCCAGAAACATCCAGTCCGGAAGCTTCCGGCATAGCTGAGGCTGTAGAAACCTTGAGTAACGATACCCCGTCTTCTGATGAGAGTTTAGGGTTCCTAGACTCTATTGGAGAACAGCTAGAGGGGGTTGGGGAGGACACATCAGTGCAGGAGAGTACGGAATCGGAGGCCACACCTCAGGAAACCGAGACTTCCGAGGTTGTGGAGGAGAGTTCTGACGTAGATACAGATTTAGCCTCTGAGTTTCCGACGGCCGACACTTTAAGTGATGTTTTAGATGAGAAGGCTTCAGCTAAGTGGGGTGAATTGAGGTCTGAGCTATCTCAGGCCCGGGCCCGGGCGGCAGAGTTGGAAGGACAGTTGGGGGACGCTCCCGAACAATCCTTGGCCGCTTCCGCTCTTGAGGAGAAGCTACATTCTGCTAATGAAATGATAAACGCGATGGAACATCAGCTTTCTATATCGCGGGTGGAGACTTCTCCCGAGTATCAGCGGGTTGTGACGGAGCCCCTTCAGAATATCATGGATGCTACTGAGGCTCTGGCTCAACGAAATGAGCAGGATCCCGGAGTTCTTATGGATATTCTTTCTGAAAGTAACATTCAGAGGCAGAACCAGAATTTGGAGCAGGTTACGGAGAATATGGGGGACCGGGATAAGATGATGCTTTACCGCATGGTGGATGATGCCCAAGCCATTTTTGCCCATGACCGGGAGTTGAAAGAGCACGCTGCCGAGGCGGCGGCAGAACTTGATTACCAGAATAATGTATATGAACAGGAGGCGTTGAAGGAGTATGAGGTGAGTTCCCGGGCTTCCATCAATAAGGTTTATGATAAATTTGAGTCCGTGTTACCCGAGTTAGAGGGGGCTGATATGGGAGAACTCCGCCAGAAGACTTTAGCGGATAATTTTTTAGATCTGGAGGTGGACCACCAAGCTTATGCAGTGTCCGCGGGAACTATGCTTCCCCCCATGGTTAAAACCATAAGGGCCCAAAATGAGCAGATAGCAGAATTGAAGAAACAACTCTCAAGTTACCAAAAGGCTACGCCCGGGGCCGCTGAGTCTGGTGGAGGGGTGCAGACACCCCCATCAGATCCAGTTGAGTCCTCAGGAATGGACTTTATGGATGCCATCACCAATCGGATGGACTTTTAAAGAATTTATTTTGCCCCCGCAGAAGTTGTGGGGTATAATTCTGGTGGAACTGCAGATTCCGCAATTTCTGTACACATAATTTGAGCTAGGCGGCTTTCCCGTCATCTCCTCGGCTCAGGGAGAGTTAATAGGATACAGCGATCCTCACGGATCGGTGCGTTCACTTTTATAATTAACCGCCCTGAGGAGGGCATTTATTACAATGGCAGCAGGAACACAAAATGCTATATCCCCCGCTGGTAAGGCTATCGAACACATTTTAGTGGAAGAGACAGGCCGTATCTCTGGGGAGATCTATCGTCGCACAATCGACACATCACCGTGGCTTAAGCTCGTTAAACAAGGAGCTTGGCCCAACCAAATGGGTGACACTATTAGTGTCATGACTTATGAGCGTACGTTGTACTCAACGTCGGAAACCGCTTGGAACAACATCAATAACACTGATGATCCATCCAAGTTCTGTATTCCGGATTCTCAGGAAGTAGATAACGCCCAGACTCTTCGCACATACAGCTTGGCACACACGGCAATCGAGTCGTCTCCAATCTGTGTTCACGGAGTCCGTATGGGATACAACTTCCGCGAACAGCTTAAGGCTATCTACGACAACCTCGTAGAGAACGTAGCGTGGAGATGGAAGAACCGTTATCGCGATCAGTATATGGGTCTGGCAGAACACCAGATTGTCGCCACCCGTACAACTACTAGTGGTAATTCTTACACTGAGAGCACTACAATGCCGACAGGGGACGTAACTCACGACACCACGGGAGCTACAATCTCTCAGGTGGCTTTTACTGAGTCTTCTATCTCTAAGTTGACCCAAGGTATCCTCGATAAGGTCTATCTCCAGATGGTCCGTGAGGGTGCTGGAAATAATCCAATGGGCCGTGAAAATGGTAAGCCGGTGTTTACCCTTATCACAAGTCCAGAAGCTTCGGACAAGATTATCCGCGAGGATGGTGTTCGGGACGACTACAGGTACAGCCCGCAGGTTAGCGAACTCCTCAAGCCTCTCGGCGTTGAGCGTTCTTACCGCGGATTCTACCACCTTGTCGACCCGTTCCCTAAGCGTTGGTCTTATGACGCTACAGGTACTGGTGCTTGGACTGAGGTTGCGCCTTATATAAATACAGGCACAGCTGCAACATCTTGGACTGGTAAGCAGGGATCTAATGCCCGCTACATCATCAACCCCGATTACGAGGCTGCTGAGTACGAGGATTCGATTGTCTTCCACACGGACGTATTTGAGTCCCTTATCCCAGCTCCCATGAGTAATGCAGGGTCTGGCGTGAAGTTTAACCCACTGACTTATCGCGGTAAGTTCGACTTCCTTAATATTAGGGATCGTGTCGAGAACCCCGATGGTTCTTGGGGATTCTTCCGTGGAGTCTTGGCAAACGCCGCCAAGCCTATCAAGCCTCAGTATGGCTACGTGATCAGGCACAAGCGTTGTGACCCGGTTGACTTCCGCGATTGCGCTGGAACCAACATCACAGCCGCTGGCTAATAATCACTTCATTGTGGTATTCACGATATACCTGCGACCTTTCGGGGTCGCAGGTATATCTTTTTTATGGTATAGTTTCTAATGCCCCTTGGGGATTTTTGGAGTATGTCTACGAGTGAAATTTTATCAAGAGGGGCTACGGGTTTATTTGGGTCGGCCTTAGCAGTGATTAGTCCCTACCAGCAACAATTAGAATGGACAATTCAAATCCTTGGTGGATTATTGGGGATAGCAGTGGCTCTCGTGAGCCTTTATC